TTGATAGTCCTTCTCCTGTTAAGGTAGGAGATTTGATTACACAAGATGTTAAAAATACTAGTGGTGTTAAGATTGGTCTGGTAAGGGGTTATGTGGTATCTTTTGACGTTGTGTCGAGTGATATTAGTAATAAAATAGCAGTATTAAAATACTATCAAGATAGATCATTGTATTTTAATTCAAGCACTGGAGATCAACAAGATACCACTGGTATCAGCACTATTGGGGGAATTAATGGTCAGATTTATAAATTTAGTGGTAGTGAAATTATTAAAGGAACTGATGGGTCATCTAATTATCAAGTTGGTATAAAAACTACCTTTAGTGGTATTTCAACAAATCCTACAGGAACTAAAGTCGTTGATTTAGGAGTTGAATTTAAAGATGGCGTAGCACAATCCGAGATAAATAATCAGTCGGGTGATATTATCTACCTAGATAATCGACAATTGATCACTAGAGATAGTAGGCAAAAAGAAGACATCAAAGTTATACTGGAATTCTAAAACATGTCACAGAAAACAAATTTAAACATAAGTCCTTATTATGATGACTTTAATGATGAAAATAATTTCTATAGAGTTCTGTTTAGACCAGGCAGACCTGTTCAGGCTCGCGAGTTAACTACTCTTCAATCAGTATTACAAAATCAAGTACAGTCTTTCGGAAATCATGTATTTAAAGAAGGATCAATGGTTCTTCCTGGTGGTGTAGATTATGATGAAAAATATTATTCAGTAAAATTAGAATCAGAACATTTGGGTCTTCCAATATCTCTTTATCTTAGTAATTTAAAAGGGAAAAAATTGAAAGGACAGAATTCTGGCATACAATTTTTAATTACTGATTGCAAATTACCAAGTCAATCTGATAATATTACTGATAATACAATTTTTGTAAAATATTTGACTGGAAATATTGATAATGAAATATCTAATTTAGAAGATGGCGAACCTTTATTAGCACTGGAAGATATAACATATGGAAATACAACTATAGTATCTGGTGAAAGTGTTGCCACATTGGTCGCTACAGACGCTTCTAACGTTGGTAGTGCAGTCAAAATCAATGAAGGTGTGTATTACCTTAGAGGAACCTTTGTAACGGTTCCTACGAGCACTTTAGTCTTAGATGCATATTCAAACCAACCATCATATCGAGTAGGATTAAATATTATAGAATCTATTATTACTGCAAAAGATGATTCTTCTCTATATGATAATGCTAAAGGATTTTCTAATTTTGCAGCACCAGGTGCTGATAGATTAAAAATAACAGCGACTCTTGCAAAAAAATCTTTAACTGATACAAGTGATGTAAATTTCATTGAAATAATTAAATTAAGAGAGGGAGAACTTAAAAAATTACAAGATTTTTCTGTATATAATGAGTTAGAAAAATACTTAGCTGCTAGAACATTTGAAGAATCTGGAAACTATTCTATAGATAATTTTAAAGTTGATGCATCAGATTCTTTAGATACTGGACTTTCAAACGGTGGAATATATAAATCAAATCAAATAACTGATCAAGGAAATACTCCGTCAGATGATTTAGGATGTCTTGAAATTAGTTCTGGAAAGGCATATGTTCAGGGTTTTAGGGTTAGTGCAACTGGAACAACAGTTATAGATTTTGATAAACCAAGAGATAAAGAAAAGATAAACACTGCATTAGTTCCATTTGATATGGGAACTTTAATGCGTGTTAATAATGTGTCTGGAACACCTGTTATAGGCACAAACATTGAAGCAAATACAGTTTCCCTTTATAGTAGAAGAAAAACTGCATCTGCAGCATCAGCACCGCCTTCAGGTGGATATGAGATAGGAAAGGCAAGAGTATACTCATTTGGAATGAGAAATGCTCCATATATTAATAATGATAGTCAATGGAATCTTCACTTATTTGACGTTCAGACATATACATTCATAACTTTAAATACATCTTTAACAGCAACAATTAGTTCTTTTGTTAGAGGTGCTAGTAGTGGTGCTACAGGATTCATTAACAGTTCAGTATCAAGTGCAACTGAGATTGTTTTATCTCAAACATCTGGAACCTTTATTCCAAGCGAAAAATTAATTATTAATGAATCTGAAGAGTCATTTAGATCAATTGTATCAGTTAGACAATATACTTTTGAGGATGTAAAATCAGTATATCAAAATACAAATGGAATGACTGGTGGAATATCTGGTTTTATTGATTTTAGTGCCGATACTGTATTAGAAAGAACTAGAATTTCATCTTTACCAGAATCTAATACATGTATTGTAAATGGAACTACATTAGTTTCTCCAGGTAATGCATTTACTGGTATAAAAACAGATTCTATCATTCAATATCAAGTAGCAGGAAATTCTGATATTACTTTTAATAGAGTAGGTTCTATTAGTAGTGATTTAAAAACCTTAACTTTATCTGCCACAACAGTAGTTCCAGATGTAAATGTAGGAACTATTGGGGTAACTTCAACCACAGTTGCTCTGGCTTCTCCAGTTGTTGTAGACAAAGAAGATACTGGATTATATGCAAAATTAGGGTTTAACGATATATGTGAAGTAGATTTAGCAAATTCCACTTTAGCAGTTTCTTCTCAATCTGCGAAGTTTACACTCAGTGCTAATTCAACTATACAACAAGTTCCTGCAGGAATAACAAGTGCATTTTACAGTAACTTTGATACTCAAAAATATTCTTTACTTTATGCTGATGGAACAGTTGAACCTTTGACAAGAGATCAATATCAATTAGTTGATTCTGGGTCAAAAGTTCAATTTAGTGGATTAAGTAAAAATAGTGGTGATGCTGTTTTGAATGTTACTGTAGAGAAACAAGGGATTACAAATAAAACTAAGCAATTCACAAGAAGTAATAAAATAGTTATCAATAAAACAAAAGTTGGTGTAAGTACAAGTACAAATGGATTGACATTTAATCAATATTATGGATTAAGAATAGAAGATAGAGAAATCTCTCTAAACGTTCCAGACGTAGTGAATGTTGTATCTGTTCTAGAATCCAAAGACAGTAATAATCCTACCTTAGATAAGATAACAACTGTTTCTGGATTATCTTTAAACACTAGTACAATAGACGGTGAAAAAATAGTTGGATCGGAGAGTGGAGCAGTCGCTCAATTAATTACCAGAGTGGATGCTGAAAATGTTGAAATTGCATATTTTACTGATACTCAATTTACGTTAGGTGAGTTAATAACATTCCAAGAATCAAATATTGAAACAACGGTTCAAGCAATAACTTTAGGAAATAATACAAATATAAGTGAAAAATATAGTTTAGACAAGGGTCAAAGAGAGCAATATTATGATTATTCTAGAATTGTTAGAAAACCTACTCTTTCTGCACCATCTAGAAGAATTTTAGTAATTTTCAATTCATATGTTGTTCCAGCAACAGATAGTGGTGACTTATTCACAGTTAATTCTTATGATCAGGATAGATTTACAAATGATATTCCAATCTTAGATGATAATTTGAGAGTTTCAGATACTCTTGATTTTAGACCTAGAGTGTCATCTACTGTTAGTACTAGTGTTTCACCATTTGCTTTTACTTCTAGAAATTTTTCAACTTCAGGATCAACATCTAGTCTTGTAGTTTCTCCAGAAGGAGATTCTAGACTTGGTTATAGTTACTTCTTACCTAGAATTGATAAATTAATTCTATCTCGTGGAGAAGGTTATGACGGAGATTTTTCAATAATAAAAGGTGTTTCATCTCTTAATCCAAAACCACCAGCGATAATCGATGGTGCTATGCATTTAGCAACAATTAATCTTCCACCATATCTTTATAATTCAAGTGATGCAAAGATTACTTTGATTGAAAACAAGAGATATACTATGAGAGATATTGGTAAATTAGAAGATAGAATAGATAATTTAGAAATTGTTACTAGCCTAAGTTTACTTGAATTAAATACAAAAACATTACAAATTAGAGATGTAACTGGTGATCGATTTAAATCTGGTTTCTTTGTAGATGATTTTAAAGATGTAAGTCGTATTGATTTAGAAAATCCAGATACTAAAATTAGTATTGACACTGAAACTGGCGAAATGTTAGTGCCAGTGGATCAGTTTAGTGTAAAACCATTATTAGGTGTTTCTGAAAGTATTGA